GTAAACGTCATCAGGACATCGGATACCATCATCGGGGATATTGACCGAATGCGTAGAACTTGCACTGAAGTCTAGATCTAACACTGTATTCCCACCGTTACCATCAGTGACAGTAATACGAGGAGAACCAGTAGTAGTCAGGACTTGAATCTGCGTAATACGCGCAGGGCCAACACCTAATGATCCGGTTCCTGTAATCCGTTTTGATTGGATATCAGAACTAGACATTACCTACTCCCTATGGCTGTACCGCAGTGTTGTAGGCTTGTGCGTACAGAATCGTGATAACTGCTTCCCCAGCGGTGGTTGCTGCACTGTTAGTAACCGTCAATTTAAGATCAGCCGTACCAGTGTTTGCCCATGCGTTCGTGCCACCACCTTGAGTAGTAACAGTCTTCAGGCCAGCAGTTGTACCGCTTGCAAGGGTGTTCAGAATAGTAGTCGCTCCACCAACAGTATCACCAACGCTAATGTTGGTAGTGGCGTTAGCTGCTGTAGCTAAATCTACAACTACGTCGATAATTTTAGAGTTTGCAGGAATAACCATGTCAGTTGATCCTGCTGCAATTGCGCCACCGGAAAGATCCATTGTGTGCGTCTGCATCATGACAACATAGCCAACGTTGGCTACATCACTACCTAACGTAGTTCCTACAGTGTTGCGGATATTACCAGCCCGGATTGGGCCAGAGAAAGTTGTGGTACCCATTGTAATCTCCTGTCTTGGGTTAAGTCTGCTTTCGCAGTCAGGACTTACTTTATACTACAGAAAAAAGAAAGGGGCAACATGTGCCCCTTCTTCTGTACCCGCGTTTATGCGCCGGGAGAACCAAAGATTCCCAGTGGGTCAGAAACCCCAAAGGAATATCGCTCTCTAGCTTTGTAGCGCGAGTTGCCAGTATCGAAATCAGCATCCATAGACGTTGACATCGGAGTACGGACAAAGTGCTTCAAACCGTTAGGTACGTCAGTCATTAAGAACCACGCATCTGGATCAGTCAGATAGTGGTTAACTGCGTATCCTTCAGGGATAGAGCCGTTGTTACGGAGTGCGTTGATATCGTTATCCGCAGTACCAACACGTCCTTCAGTTTCTAACAAACGAGTTGCTACGAACTGGAGGTTGGGTGGGATAATCAGCTTGCGAGGCTTCGCAGCGATCAACAGGCTTCGCTCATCAGTCCAACCAGCAATCTGAATAACAGCCGCTTCCAAAGAAGTTTCGTTAAGATCAGCCGCTACAGCGGGACGGTTTGAGTTAGTGCCACCAGATACAAGTGGGTGTGCCGTTGAGCAAAGCGTTTGGCCGTCACCGTAAGTGGTTCCAGCAGCAAAAGCGTTGTTCAAGATGGTAGCACCTTTAACTTGCTTGGTGTACGCCATAGCGCGAGCGAGAGCTTTGGTATAACGAGCAGACAATGAGTCATACAAGTTATCTTCGATAGCTTCTTCAGTGATACTGAAGCCCATCGCAATGGTCTCGTGCGTGTAACGTGCACTCCATGCTTCCTGTGCATTGTCATATTCGATGGCAGAGCCTTCGTTTTTAACAGGTGCGGCAGAGAAGCCAGACAGTTTAGTTTCTTCCTCAAAAGAGCGATCAGAAGATTCTGTTTCAAAAATCTCCTTCGTCTCTTCACCGTACTTCGCATACTCTAAACCAAATAGAGCATTCAGACCGGGGAGGAGTTCTTTCAGTAATTGGGCGCGTGAAATTGCCATGTTATACTACTCCTTATACGCCAGTTGCGTTTTGATACTGGTGCATACCCCAGTTCCACTTCACGATAACCTCTACGAAGGCATCAGCGCCAGTAGCCGTTTCGGGCACTACGTCAATGATTCGGATAGGCTGTGTGTTCGTGGTAGCTGTAGTAGAGCTGATAGAGATTTTAGAATCCCCAGTAGCGGTACTTCCAGCAGTCTGGATGAGCACAGAGTTATTACCTACAGCAGTACGAGCTACCGAGGCGATGTTTGCAGTGCCAGCAGCAGTTACTGCGACCTTGAACAAAGCGTCGGGATCGTCCACAACGTAAGCAACGATGTCACTAGCAACAGTGCCAGTGGGATAGTATTGACTGAACAACGTGTAACCCAAAGCAGGGCTAGTGTAAGAACAGCCAACAAAAACGCCAACGGGGGTGGCCGTAGCAGTACCAGTGTCTTTCTCAATAGTACCGTCATTGATTAGCTTTACAACATCACCGTTGAAGATGTTTGCTGCATAGCCAGAAGCAATGGGGAACTGTCGAGTAGCACCAGCAAATACCCTACCACCGACCAAGTTGACCGGCTTCAACCCGTAAGGGGCTGATACAGTTGGATAAGCCATTAGAGACTCCTCAAATTAAAGTTTAAGTTCCTTTACCAAAAGTGACCTTTGTCTTCCGCTCGTTGAATAGCGGCATACGTGGGTCGTTCTCTCGCATGAGGTTATTATCCACTGAATGAATTTGAGCATCATTTTGTTGTTCATAATGCGCGTTTCGTTCTTGTGGTAATTCTGAAGGAGCTTTGCACAACATCAAACCACCAATCACAACGTTATCTTTAAATCGCTCGTTTTCCACGGTGACCATTGTAATTTCTGGGTGATCTTCTGCTCTGACAGGCTCCCAACCTTCACGGAGTTTAGAAGAAACGTTCATGGCATCAACTTGTCCTTGAGTGCTTACACGTACCCATTTAAAGTCGTATCCGTCTTCAGGTGTTGGCGAAGGCAAAACTTCTGGCCTCTTCCAAGCCTGTTTACGGGTCGTCTTTGCGCGAGTGGTTTGCTCTCTATCTAATCTATTTTGAGCCATTATTGTTTCCTCATGTCTATAGCAACCTGTTTGGCGTATTGTTCTGGTGTAAGACCTAACCGTTTAGCGACGGCGACTTGTGTTTGCGTTAACCTAATCTTCTTAGGGGCTGTGCTCCGCGTTGCGGGTGCAACCACATTTGCCTTTCGCTTGGGCTTTTCGGCCTCTATTTCACCAACATCCTCGAATTGATCGGGGAATACTTGTCGCATACGAGAATCAATTCTCTCGTAGTATTCTTCAGTTTGAGGGTTGATACCCTCTTTGACAAGTTTATTATGCAACCCCAGCGCAAAACTTGTCATTTCATCGTCTTGTCCGAACCACGTATTGGACGCTGCCCAATCGTTAGCCCGTTCATCAACAATAGGTGCTGGGGCGGATTGTTCTTCTATTTGTTGCGTTTGTACCTCAGTTTCCTCTGATTGTAAAGGTTCGGTACGTAAGTTATCTAAACGGTCAGCCTTTATCTTGGCGTTAGTTAGTTTCTCTTGCGCCTCTACCAACTTATCAGCGTCACCTGCTTCATACGCCTGTTTGTAAGCACGTTTGGCAAGAATCATCTCACCGGCAGCGGTACGTTTAGCTTGTTCTAGTAAGGCTTCCTGATTCTGACTGACAGTACCTTTAAGCCTTTTATTCTCGTCAACAAGCTGTTGAGCCACTCGTTCAAACTCTTGACGTTCACGTAAAGCTGCTTCTTTAGCCCTACGTTCATCGTGATAACCTTTACTAAAGTGGCGGATTCGGTTTTGTACTTTATCAGAGTATTCCGCAAGCTCCTCATCAGTAACTTCCGCTGGTGGTTCCGCAGGTTTGCGGTTTCGGTCAGCTTTTGGTGTGTCATCAACAACTTCGACTTCGAGATCATCTTCTACCGCTTCCTCAACTACGGGTTCAGGTTCTGATTCAGGTTCAATCTGTGGTTTACCCGACAAATCTATTTCGGTAGCACTTGAATCTTCGATTTCAATATCCGTGCTAGTTTCTTCGTCTTCGTGAGGGAAACTAAATTCTACTTTTTGAAATGGCATGGTTACCTCCTATGCGCGTGTGATACCACGGGGGTCGGCCACAATAGCCTCAATAGAGTCATCGTTCATCAAACGATACTCAACCCCACCAACTTTAAACCGAGTGCCCGTATTCATACGGAACATTACATAATCCCCCGGCTTACACCACGGGCCTGACGGAAACCGATCTTCGTCAGAATAGGCTTGATCGCCCATATCCAACACCAGTCCGATTATCGACATAATGTGTTCTTGGCTTATTGTGTTTGAAGATTTAAGCAGCCCGGTATCCCCGAACGTCTCTTCAACTTGTGGTAACGCAACCAAGACCCTGTAACCTACGGGTTTGGGTAACTGCGCCTCTATCTCTTCCTGCGTCAGCATGTCTTCAGGGGCCAACGTTTCTATTGCTTCACTCATCGTATTCTTCCATATTGCGCGAGAGGTCTTCTACATATCGGATACAGGTTTCGAGACCCCGAACCATACCTGTAACTTCCTTGTACTGGGCAAAGTCTTTCGCTCCCCCATTACCAAGAAACTGTAGTGCAGAGGATTTATCTTCCTCGAATTTATCTTTAAGCACGTCTAAGACGGTTTTAGCCATTACTGACCCTTATTCTGTTGTTCGATGAGCCGAAGCAAATCTAGACTGAGTTTATCTTGCGATTCAGTGGTCGATTTAGCGAGCTTCAGTCCTTCTTTTTGAGCTTCCAGTTCTAGTTCTTTCTCATCCAACCCTAGCTTTTTAGTGTCGATAGCGGAATCAAGTGCATCTTTTTGCGATATGCGTTCTTGTTCAGCCATGCGGAGTTGGATTTCTGCCGCATCTTTCTGAGCTTTACGCTGCACTTCTTGCTCTTTGATCGCCACTTCACGCTGCTGTAGCTGGAATATGGGGTCTTGAGCTTGTTGCTGTGCTTGCGCTTGCGCCTGTTTCTGTTGGTTTGCCTGACTGAGTTGTGTACCTGCCTTCGCCATAAGCTGTGCAAGGGTTACTTCAATCTCTTCAGGCAACTCTTCGTTGGGTGGTGGTAAGTCTGCACCCAGTTGTTCTTCTATCTGCGCCCGATACTGGAACCCTAAGTGCTGCGCCAAGTGTGCTTGCAGAGCGGCCATAATAGCCTGACCCTGCGGGTTTTGACCGATCATCTGGGCTACCATAGGGTCTTGCATAAACGACTGGTGGGTCGCTATGTGCGCTTGGTGATCTTGCTGTATAAACGCTTTGAGTGGTTTTCCAACCAACGCATCCATGTTTTCACTGACTGGATCAGTCGGTTTAAGATCGTCTTGAGTCGGGACAAGTTTATCTGCATTCTTAACTCCTAGTACCTCGATCATCTGCCTATGTAGCTGTGGCAGGTCGTAGATCTGTGGGGCGCTCTGCGCCATCTGCAATACCGCTTGATACTGCACAACTCGCTGGGCCATCGTTGACGAGTTAGGATCACTGACGGGGATCACGTCCACCATCATGTAGTCCGCTACCCTCGCACTGACCTCACCCCGCATGGGGATATAGTCGTACTCAGTGGGCGCATACTCTGCCATTAACGCTTTGAGCATCTTGAACTCTTGCTTCATCGCGTAGTGGACACGGGCCTGTACCGCAGCCATAGGCTTGAGCGTACGTTCCAACAGTGCCAGCGTCGTTCCTACCGGAGCGTTAGCTGACATGTCAGAGATGTTCATATCACTGATCGCCCCTAACCGACGACCTTCAGTGGTGATCTGGTTAAGTAGCGCAAGTAGAGTCTGGCTTGGCTCCTTGTACGGAAGTGGCATAATGTTGTCACGAATACTTCCAGACGGTACATCCACATCCTTCCATTCACCCGGTTCGATAGGCGAGTCATCGCCCTTGATCCTCAAACCACGGGATTTCAACCCTCCGGGTAAGTTAGACAGCGTACCGGCATCAACCAACTGACGGATAAGTGAAGTACCTGCACGAGCGTATCCACCAATGATGTGGATCAAACCAAGACCGTAGAACCCAAACCCCGGCACGTATACATAGTGCACAAAGTGCTGACGCTTCAACATCAACGGGTCTTCTTCGTTCCAGTTACGTCGAATCGCTAGGACGTTACCCGTCCCTCTTTCAATCGTAACGACGTAAGGCTTCGCAATCTCGTCATCATCTTCGTCAATACCGTCAATAATGAGATCCGCGTGTATCTCATAAACTGCATATCGGTCATCATCAGTGAGTGAATATCCACCTTCTTCCGCTTTCCTCTTCTCAATATCGGTATGGAACGGCTGTGGATCACCGAGGTCTACCTCACGGTAGAACCCCATCGCTTGTAACTTCTTCAACTCGTTCTTAGTCTTCCGCATGACGTGCGTAACACGTTCAGCAGTCTCAATATGGGAGGCACCGTAGGGTACAATCACGTCCTCCGCAGGGATGTATATAGCCACCTGACGCCCTAAACTCGGGTCGTAATACACCTTTTTGAACGCCGAACCAGCCAATCCTAGGCTATATAACAGGCGTTCGTGCTCTGGCCGATACTCTACCATCCGCTCGGTCAGCTCGTAGTTCATATCCGCTTTTACCCTATCAGCGGCTTCGGCTTTGTCTGCGGTCTCTTCGCCTAATATCTTTACACGAACA